AGAAGCCAGTTGCATTATCTGAATGGTTTTTGAAGCAGTACGGAAAAGTAAATGACATTGTTGTGGATTTGTATGCGGGGTCTGGTTCGACCTTGATCGCCTGTGAAAAAACCAACCGCATCTGCTACGGCATGGAACTCGACCCTCAATATTGCGATGTCATCATCCAACGCTGGCAAAACTATACCGGCAAAAAGGCAAAACTCCTATGACCAGTGAGCGCAGGAAATCTATCCGAACAGAATTTCAAAAAAGAATTTATGAAATCTACACCTTAATCCTTCAAGGTGCAGATCGTCCCAAGATCATGAAATATGCCAGAGAAGAATGGGACATTGGAGAACGGCAGACCGACCAGTACATTGCCTTAGCCAAACAATGGATTAAGGTTTACACAGACAAAGACAAAGAAAACAGCTTTAACCGAGCTTTAGCCCAGCGAGATCATCTCCTTTTTAAAGCTCACAGTAAGGAAGATATTGGTTTATGCCATGAGATATTGAAGGATATGGGTAAATTATGCGGACTCTATCCTATTGAGAAAACTAAAAGCGAAGTGACCATTAAAGACGACCACCGGGCAAACCTGGAACTGCTCACGGATGAAGAAGCCGTGCAGGAGTTCCGGGAAGCGTGGAAAAAACATGCAAACAGAACTGCTGGAAGCAAAAAAGACTGAAGCGATTACTATCCCATCCAGAGAAGCTGTGGATTTCCTGTGGTATGCGGAGAACCGATTAACCACAGAGAAAGGACAGCCGCTGGATTTTATGACACGTCCCTATCTGCAAGGCATTTATGACTGCACGGCCAGAGAGATCGTGTTTAAGAAATCCTCGCAAGTGGGAGTATCGCAGTATGCGGTCAGCAGAGTGATTCATTTATCCGACAATTTTGACATCACCTCCATTTATATACTGCCGACCAGAACTGCGGTGAGTGAGTTTTCTCAAGCGCGGTTTAATCCCATTGCTAGCCATAGCAGAGTCCGCAGCCGAATGGAAGTGGACAACGTTCACGTGAAACAGATTGGGAACTCGTTCATTTATTTTCGCGGGACTAAAGGAGAAACCGAAGCGCTCTCAGTGCCTGCAGATATTTTAGTCATAGACGAAAAAGACCGCTGCCAGCCGGACACTGTGGAAAGCTATAACGAACGTCTTTCCGCTTCACCCTTAAAAATGAAGATTCAGCTTTCCACACCCACAGTGCCGGATTATGGGATTGATCTGGATTGGAAAAAATCTGATCAGCGGGAATGGTTTGTAGCTTGTCCTGAATGCGGATTTAAACAGATTTTGACAGAACATCACATTGATTATGAGAGCAATAGTTTTCGATGTGAGAAACCCAATTGCAAGGCAGAATTGGATCGGAACCAAGGACAGTGGATCGCAACAGCAAACAGTCCCATCACAGGCTTTCATCCAACGCAGTTGATTTGTTCTTGGATTTCCCCAAGAGAAATTTTAGATAAGAAGGAGAAATATGAATTTCCAGCAGATTATTACAACTTTGTACTGGGAGAAACTTATGCAGGAGGTACAGAAATTGTTATGCGAGCGGATGTTTTAGCTTGCATTACTCCCAATCTCAGCATGTCCGGAACCCGATCCATGGGAGTGGATTGGGGCGATGAAACGTGGTTTGTAGTTCGTTGTCACGGGAAAATTATTCATTATGGGAAAATCACCGGTGATACCCGAACTCACGCAAAGCAAGTTTTAGAAATAGCAGAGAAACTCAAAGTCAACAAAATTTTCATGGATTTTGGTTATGGTGACACCAAAAACATGGAAGTCATAGACCATCGCCCTAGAGGAACGGCGTGGATGGTCATTTACACGCATGACGGCAAAGACCTGTACCCTAAATTTTATGACAGAGACTTTAAAGTCAACATAGACCGCACCCGATCTTTGCAGCTCCGCATGATTGCCATGAAAGAAGGCAAAACCCAAATATCCGCTAACAATGATTGTCAGGAAGATTTGATTCAGCACTACACCAGCCTTTTTGAGAAGAAAGAAAAAGACAATCACGGAACACTCAAGACCAGTATTGAAAGCAAAGGAGCGGATCACCTGGCACATGCGGACAATTACGCCAGCATTCCGGAGATCGCGCAGAACCAAGTCGAGCCGGACATTATTTTAATTTAGGGTAGCAAGCGGTAAGCGGTAAGAGTTAAGCGACCCGTACGGGCCACTTACCGCTTATCGCTTACCGCTAAAAAGAAGGAGGGGATATGCCCAGAAGAAAACCAAAAAAGCCGTATTGGAAACGCAGTATGAGGATATTATTGATTGTCGTTCCATTCACCATAGCCTTTGATCCGCGATGGCTACCAGCAGCAGATTACAGCGAGGGAGCTTATGCAAACAAAGAATATTCCCCTGCCACAGGAGACATCATTGATAACAAAGGAACTGCGCATAACGTGGTGCGGGACTTTTGGAAACGAGCGAGAATTCGTAACGACAGCGTGGGAACAGGAATGAATGTGGAGGTTTCAACCTTCCAGTGGACCTTCATTCCGCCCCTCACTTTTATGGCAGAGCGCTCCAGAATTTGGCTGGATGCTTATGATACTAATGCCAGCAATGTTTTAATCAACATTACCACTAATGCGCTAACCTTACCAGCCACAGATCAAGGATTCACCCTGAAACCCTTTGACAACCCATGGGAGTTAGATATTTCCAGCACCGTTTATCTCATCGGCATTTGTCTTGGAACTCAACCAGAAGAAGTTTATGTGAGGGAATTGAAGTGAAAAAAATCTTTCTAGTTTATTTTGCTGTTTCGATTTTATTTTATCCTAGTAAAGGGCTCGCCAGCACCTTTGGCGGAGGGGGAACAGACCCATCTGTTAAACTCAGCCTGCAAAATGTGTCTGAATCTACTACTTCTTTAAGAAATGATTTGAACGCTTCAACCACTACCATTACATTACGAGCAGACTCTAACGCAGTTTCTACCACATCGCTCAAAAATGAAATCAACGCACTCCATATAGCTACCGCATCCATTACTGCGAGAGCAGATCAAACAGCCGTTTCCACAACAACTCAGAATCAGAGGTTAAACAATTTAGATACCTCTACTGGAACCATAACAGGACGAGTTAATCAAATCGCTATTGATACCGCTACAACCCAAATGCAAGTTAATGCTCTGCATCTTGCCACATCAACTATTTTTGCGGGAGGGGTAACCACTTACTTAAACATTTCAGGATCAACCCAAACCAAAAATAGTGGTTTAAATTTTATTGGAAATGTAGGCATCGGAACAACAAGCCCATCTTCCAAGTTTGACGTGATCAATGGATCAATTACCGTAAGAGGAGGCAATGCCGGTCTGCGAATTGCCAACCCTACAAATCCCGCACAATCTTTCCAGATTTTTGGAGGGACCATTGCTTTGAACGATCAAATGATCAGACTCAGAGGTCTTAATGATGCCAACCATGGCATTGGAATGTTCGGACTATTTAGATTATGGAATGGGACAGATAACGTTAATGGTCCCGTTTTATTTGGGAATGATGGCGGAAGATTAGGGACCCATGACATGTTCACTAATACGACTACAACTGAGTTAGCTTGGACATCAGCAGGCAGAGTCGGAATTGGAACCACAGTGCCGTCATCGAAATTCGATGTCGTAAACGGATCAATCACCGTACGGGGAACCAATGCAGGATTAGAAGTCAATGGTCCTGTAAAGGTCAATAGCATCCAAGTGGATAGCGGGACGATACTTTCAAGAATCCAAGCTGGTACAGCATTTGTAGGAGGCAATGGTGTCAGCGGAGTCAAAACCATTACTATTATTTTTCCTTCTCCTTTTTCTACAGCACCTAAAATTATGGTAACCCCGCGGGGAGAAAATTACGCGGATGTATTTGCAGTTACAACCCGGAATATCTCCACAATCAATTTCCAGATTAATGTTCAGCGAGTAGATGGTAGCTTATCAACTTGGGGACAGAACCTTCAAGTGGATTGGTTCGCATGGGAGTAAAGGCAGTTGTAAGCGATAAGCGGTAAGTAAAGTCAAAGACTTAGACTTTTCTTATCGCTTAACTCTTACCGCTTACCGCTATAAAAAGATATGTTCAAACTATTGAAACGAGTCAAAGACTTTGTAACAGGAACAGCGAGTGAAACTCCGATCACCTTTTCTTTGGGGATTCCTCAGTATTTTTCCCAGAGTTACAGAAATTATGTGATAGAAGGCTATGCAAAAAATCCAACTCTCTTTGCCTGCCTGGATCTCATTGCCCGCTCAGTCGGGGATTTAAAATGGGTGCTGTATGAAGGAGACGAAGAAAGCCCCGACCGCCAATTAGTTACAAAGCATCCTTTATTAACCCTGATCCGCAGACCTGATCCCCGCATCTCAAAAGCAGAATTCTTTGCCCGCATGGTTCTGCACTTATATTTGGAAGGCGACGCCTTTAATTTTATCAATGCGCCCAACATTGGCAAGAAACTCCCACGCGAGTTAAACCTTTTGCGCCCAGATCGAGTCAGCTTGCAGCCATCCATGAATGGACAAATCCAATTTACATTCACAGATGATTTTGGCAGACAAAACTTTTACAGCCAAGATCAAATCATCCACCATTGCTTTTACAATCCATTTGATGATTATAACGGACTCTCGCCTCTGTCTGCTCTAGCCCACAGCACAGACGTCAATAACGCATCCCGGCGTTGGAATTACTCCTTACTGCGCCATGCACTGGTATTATCGGCTTGGTTTGAAGTGGATGGGGATTTGGGAACTAATAAAGAAATCATCGAACAAAAAATCCGAGAAAAATACGCAGGATTTGAGAACATCGGCAAACCCATGGTGCTTTCCGGAGGACTAAAACCGAAACAAGGAACGTTCTCTCCCAGAGATATGGACTGGTTGAATGGCATCACCCAATCCGCAGAAGAAATCATGGAAGTTTTGCATGTTCCATCAGAACTGCTAGGCAAATCCAAAACCTTTGAAAACTTCACCAACGCCCGCAAACACTTTCTGGCAGAAGTCATTCTGCCCTTAGCCAAGCAATTTCGGGATAACTACAATCGCCTCCTTTCTCCACGATTTGGGGAAAATCTGTTTTTGGACATTGACACCAGCGCTATTCCAGCATTGCAGGAAGATACAGACCGCAAGCACACCCGAATTCGCACTAATTATACCTCCGGACTCATCACCATCACTGAAGCCCGCTCTGAACTGGGGTATAAGCCCTTAAAACCGGGACAAGAAAGGGAATTGTACCAACTGCCCATAGGATTATCTTCTGAAACCGAAAGCAGTGTTGGACTAGAAGAAGACAATGAGGGCATCGAAGACAGCGAAAAAAGTTTTTCTCCGGAAGAAAAAGTCCGCAGACGCAGAAGGTTTGAGTTAGTGGAAAACTACCGCAAACGTTTTGGGAGAGAATTGCTAAAGAATGTGCGGAGACAATTTAGATTTGAATCAAAAAAAGTTTTTGCAGCCATTTCCGGTTCTTCCGAATCCACCGCATTGCCGGTCATAGAAAACTTAGTCAAGCAGGAATTTGAGCCGCGATGGAGGCAGATGTTCACCCAGTTTTATCGGCAAGTCATCCAAACCATTGGACAGCAAGAGTGGCGGGAACTCCAAGACCTGGCAAAATCTGCCTCTGCATTAACTCAAAACAAAAAGTGGGAACTCAAGCAAGAATTTGATCCCTATTCTGAAGCCATCTCCAATCAGATTCGGTTTGTGGTAGGCAAACACATTGCCAATATTACAGCAACCACCGTCAAACTCGTGCGCATGGAGATTTATGACGGCATCCGCCTTGGCAAGTCCATACCGGAAATTGCAGACGCAGTCCAAGAAATGTACGACACTAACATGACCCTGTCCAGAGCCGAGATGATTGCCAGAACCGAAACCATCTCCACCACTAATTTTGCAGGGCAAGAAACAGCGAAACAATCCGGATTGCCGATCAAAAAAGAATGGATCAGCACCAGAGACGGAAGAACCCGCGGCACTGATCCGGATGACAAATTTAACCATTTAGACATGAACGGGAAACAACAGAGATTAAATGAGGCGTATTTGGTCAGCGGAGAAAAGATGATGTTTCCGGGGGACACCTCTCAAGGTGCAAGTCCTGGGAATGTCATTAACTGCAGATGTGCGGAAGCGTATGTGCTTGCTGATGATGCATAACGGATGGGATTAGGGATTTGGGGCTGGGGATTAGTAAAATCAAAATCTTTTTGCCAACCCCCAACCCCTAACTACTAATCCCAGCCTTTAAAAGGAGGAACCATGCAAGAGAAAAAAGCATTCAAATTCCAATGGAAAGAAATAGACGATAAAAAAGGGACATTCCAAGGATATGCAGCTATCTTTGGAAACGTAGACCTTGGCGGAGACGTGGTTGTCAAAGGAGCTTTTAAACGCTCTATTGATGCCCGGCAGGGACGATTCAAAATGCTATGGAGCCATGATTACAAAAGCCCGCCCATTGGCATTGCCACAGTGAAAGAAGATGACCGCGGACTTCTTGCCATAGGGGAACTTTTCTTTGAGAAAATGCAGCGCGCCACAGAAGTTTACGAAGGGATCAAGAGTGGAGCCATTGATTCACTCTCCTTCATGTACGACGTCATCCAAAGCGAACCCGGCACAATGCGAGGACAGAAAGTCCGGTTTTTGAAAGAACTCAAACTTTACGAAATCTCTCCGGTCAATTTCCCAATGAACGAGGAAGCAATTATTACCGGCGTTAAAACACAGGAGTTAAATGAATTGGCGCAGAGAATGACAGCATTAGAGGAAAAGCTAAAGACCATGCCAGTGAATACCGATTTTAAAGAAGCAATTGAGAAAATTTGTAGTGAAGTGAGCGCACTTCGTTCTAAGGTAGAGGAACTCGCCACTATTAGCACTTCCTCTACTCAGGACGAACCCGCACAAACGTTTGAAGCAGTCCGGGCATTGGTTAAAACCATCGCCCAGGACTTACAAAAAATCGCCCATACGGGCAAGCGTTAAACCCGTCCGCCAAGCCGTAATGGCGGACACTTTACCGTTTTAAATTGGAGGAAACTCATGAATCAGAATGAAGAAGTCAAAACATTGCTGGAATCCGTTAATAGTCTCTGGACCCAGATGAAAACGGAACTAGACAAAGTCAAAAAAGACGGAGAACAAACCGCAGAACAGAAAGCCAAAGTGGAGAAGATGGAGAAAGACCTTGAGAAAATCGAGGAAAAGATGGCGGATCTGGAAGCCAAGATGAACCGTCCTGCTCCTATTTCTGATCCGGAAACCAAAGATCAGAAAGATGCCAAGGAATCTCAACTTCGCAAGCAGGTATTTTTTAAAGTGCTTGCCAGCAAGGGAGACACCAGCATTCTTTCTCCGGAAGAAGCCAAGACCATGGTGTTAGCGGATGAATCTTCACTTGGGTTTCTTGCGCCGCCGGAGTTTATGGCAGATGTCATCAAGAACGTGGTGCAGATTTCTCCGTTCCGCCAGTTTGTAACCGTGCGGACAGTCACTTCCCGCGAGTTACAGCGTCCTAAGCGGGACACCACCCTAGGCGCATCCTGGATTGGAGAAACCGGACTCCCGCCTGAAACCAAAAAGAAACACAGTATGCAAAAGTACCCGGTTCATAAACTGGGAGCTTTAGCCATTGTGTCTCAAGAAGCCCTGCAAGATTTGCCTTTCTTTGAGCAGGACATTCGGGAAGAGTTTGCAGAGCAGTTTGCTTTAGCCGAAGGACAGGCATTCCTAAAAGGAGATGCTGTAGAGAAACCGCAAGGAATCTTAACGCATCCGGATGTGGAAGTGCTGACTTCCTCAGTTTCAGGCAAGATTGATTTTGACGACATCTTTGACCTGATGACGTCTCTCAAAGAACCCTACTGGCCGAGTGCGACGTTTTACTTCCAGCGTCTAACCTTGCGAACTTTGCGGAAGATTAAGGATTCCAATGGGCAATACATCTGGGAACCGTCCCCTGCGGTTGGAACGCCTCCCACGATTGCAGGTCAGCCTTATGTGCTGATGCCGGACATGGATGATGTGGTGGGCAATAAGAAACCCATCATTTACGGTGATTTGCGGCGCGGTTACATGATTGTGGACCGTATTGATCTTGCGATCCAAGTCCTGCGGGAAAAATACGTTCCTGAAACCGGATATCTTGCCACCAAGCGAGTGGGCGGGCAAGTGCAGTTAGCAGAAGCGATTAAGGTTCTTAAAGTCAAGGCATAAACAATAGTGAACGGTGTACGGTGGACAGTGAACAGAAGAAAACTTAAAGACTTTTGCTATTTCTGTTCACCGTACACTGTCCACTGTCCACGAAAAAAGGAGGATTCAAATGAGACAAAGTGATTTCAATAGTTTAGACATTAAGCAGTCCATCGTCCCAACGTTTAAAGGAGCGGGACTGACAGGAGACATCAACAACGGAGCTGGGATTGACCGGCAGAATGCGGAGTCCGCATTGTTAGAGGTCAACATCGGCAACATTGCCCATGCCAGTTCCACCGTGGATGCAGTATGGCAGGAATCCGATGACAATGTAACGTTCACAGACGTTGCGGCGGCAGACCTATTGGGCGGATTGATTCCCCAAGCCACCGAAGCGTCGGGGAAAAACACCGTGCAGAAACGCGCGTATCTCGGCATGAAACGGTATTTGCGGTGCAAAGTAACGGTCACCACCGGAGCAACGACCGGTGAAGCTGTGTTCAGCGCCAATGTGGCGCTGGGGCATTTGCGCCAGAGCGTGTAGGAACGAATAAGGCAGTGAACTGTGGACAGTGTACAGTGAACAGAAACAAAAAGTCTTTTGACTTTTCCGTCCACTGTTCACCGTTCACTGTTCACTAAAAAACATGATTAACCCAAAGTTCAAACGAAGGCTGCAGAATAAAATGCACAGCCCAAAGAACAATAAAGAGGAACCCGATGCTGCTGGTGAAGATCAATTTCAAAGGACTGGCGGAGATTTTGGGCGTGCTTCCCAGAGTGCGGGACAAAGCAGCAGAGGATTTTGCTGAACGCTCCGCCTTCTTTCTGCTGAGCCAGGCCAAGCGTTACGCGCCAGTGGATACCGGACGTCTGCGTTCTGACTTACATCTTGCGGTTCAGCTAAAGGGTATTGATTCCACGGCAGAAGTAGGAACAGAAGTGAAATACGCACCTGCAGTGGAGTTCGGAACAAAACCGCACTTTCCGCCGCCCAAGGCACTGGAAGGATGGGTTCGCAGAAAAGGAATCTCCGCCCGAATCGCAGGGAAGAAAAGAAAGGCAGGAACAACGGCAAATGAAGATACGCGAGCAGCCTTTATCATTGCTCGCGCTATCAGTAAAAAAGGAACACAGGCGCATCCTTTTTTACAGCCTGCAAAGGAAGATTTGGAAAAAGACATGGACCGAAGATTGGTGGAATCATTTTTAAGAGCAAAACAGAGGTTTGGATTCGGTGAGCATAAAGCTGCTTAAAACATCGGACTTTAAAACATTTCTTGGCATCACCGGAACTTCAGAAGATGCGGTCATTGACCTTATCAATGAATTAGTCAGCGCCAGAATTCAGTCTTACTGCAATCGTATCTTTGAAGACCCTGGTACAGACGTTTTGGAATACCCGCAGGGCGGATCCAGTATCTTAGAACCCCTGCAATTTCCTATTAGCAGTATCACCTTTATTAAGGAAGACGCGCAAAGACAATTTACAGGATCACCGGTGGATCCCAGCCTTTATTATCAAGACGGCAAAGTCATTTATAGAACCGATGGCAGCAAGTGGTTGAATGTTCCCGGGTCCATCCAGTTGGTTTATAAAGGCGGATATACCAAAACTGCCGGCGTGCTGGACAATGTAGATGATACCATCCGGGAAGCCGCTTTCCTGCAAATGGGTTTCATTTATCAAAGAAGGCGCAGGCTAGACGTTTCCAATGTGAGCGGCGGTGACGGAAGCATTCAGACTTTAGAACGCATTGATCTGCTCCCGGAAGTCAGCAAAGCGTTACTGCCATTTAAGAGAGGTTTAGTTTAAAAGGTAGAGAGGAAAAGTATGGATATGAAAATGATTGAGACTCGGAATATTTTTGATTTAGGTCATTGGAATCGAGCGATGCATTTGCCATCAACGCGGCGGCATAGACATCGAGCTAAAAAGCGTTCATCTTTATTGGAAGAAGGAGCCTTGCGAAATCTTTTAATGATCGGCATCAACCAGCTTTTCTCTTTCTGCCAGATAGATGGGTTAAGAAACCAATATATCCATTTGCCTTCCCGCCGCTCACGGACTAGTCCAGCTCCCTTAAGCACTTTGAGGTGGGTGGAAATAAGGGGTTGGGATAGTCCCAAAATGCTTTCCAATTCACAGACGCATATTTCAGCCCTAGAGAGAATACAAAGAATCCTCAGGCGGTTTGGTTCACATGCGATTTTAATTAAAGAAAAAATATCAGTCATTTTCGCGGCTCAAATCAGCCGGATAGGCGGTCACCCGCCTATCCGGTGCAACCCCTCAATAGCAAAGGGGACACGGAGGACAAGCCGAGCAAATTCTTGCTGCCCAGACTCCTCCCATGACCACCAATGCGGCCAAGAAACTCCACAACGCTTTTTTCATAGCTTGTCTCCTTTTGGCCATTTACATATAAACAGCCATTTATATGTTAATACACCTAATGTTCTTTGTCAAGGGTGGCCGCACATAGTCTGTCTTAAGGAGTTGTTGTAATGCCAGATTCAATCAGAGAGAAAATCTTAGCGAACCTTAAAGCAGCCTTGGAAGGAATTACGGCTGCCAATGGGTATAACTACACCGTCAACCGCGTGGACCGCATCCGCTCTAACCCCATCAATCACCCGGTTTATCCCAGCATCAACATCTGGGAACAAGGCATGGAATCAGAGATTGATCCGAAAGGATTCAATACCAAAAAACTCGATTTGGTTTTGGAGCTTTGGACCATTGCTGGCGGAGAAGATTTGAGCCAAGTCATCAATAAACATTTAGCTGACGTAGAAAAAGCTGTGGTTACCGATACCACCAGAGGCGGAAATGCCATTGATACCTGGTACACCGGCGATGAAGTCCTGTTGACCAACGGAGACCAACTTATGATCGGAGCTTATTGCTTTATTACAGTGAAATACAGAACCAACTTTTTTGACCCAGAAAGTATTGATTAAGGAGGAAAACGACCATGCCAGACATACCACTTGGAAGAGCAGAGTTAATCCACGTTAAACCCGAAACCAATCCCGGCGTTTTTGTGATGCCGTCAGCTTCGGATGCCATCCGCATCCGCAAAGCATCCTTGCAGTTCATGCAAGACCGCAAGAACCGGGATGACAAACTCACAGCCCGCGGATTTAATGAACGCATCACCCAGATGAAGAAAGGCACATTCTCTATTGGTTCCTATCTTATCCCATCCGGAGCAGCTGGCACACCGCCTGACATCAGCGATCTTTTAAAAGCCTGCATGGGGGTGGAAACCATCACTCCCGGCGTCAGCGTGGTTTATACCCCATCTACGGATTTGGAACAGCCGCAGTCACTTTCTATTTATCAGCAGTTAGGACACCTCTCCCGCGTCTTTATGGGCTGTTACATCGACAAGATGAAAATCTCCCTGGACAAAAAGAACGAAGCCGATATTGAGTTCTCCGGAATCGCCACGGATTCCGGACACTCAGGAACCAGCGCCATCAACGGAACCGTTCTAGCCGGACAGTCCCAGATCACCGTTGCAACTGGAGATGGAGACAAATTCTCAAAGGAAGGACACATCAAAATCGGCAATGATTCCACGGATTACAAAATCACAGACATTACAGGAGACGTGCTGACCCTCAGCCCAGCCCTTGTGGATAATGCCAATGATGGAGAAGCCGTCCTGCCCTTTAGCGTTAGCTCTATTACGGCTGGACTCCCCATTGGTTCCATTCTAGGCAGCGTCAATATTGCGGGTTCGCCTGTTTTTATCACCAAAGCAACCATTAACTATGACAACGGGCTGACCCCCAGGGACGAAGAATATGGACGCGACACCATCTCCGGCGTCAAACTCGGAAACCGATCCGTTACTTTTGAGTTTGAGTTATTCCTGCGCAAAGACTATTTGCGTTACTACGGTAAAGCTAAACAGTTTGTTTCCTCTGCAGTTACTTTTGTGGCAGGTACTCAACCGGGGAAAATCTGCACCATCTTCATCCCCAAAGCAGAATTTGAAATTCCGCAAATTGACGGCGGAGGCATTGAAGAAATCATGCTGCCAGTCAAAGGCGTTGCGCTGATGACTTCGGATACAGGGAACGACGAGATAACCATTACATTTAGTTAAAGAAGGTATCAATAATGGACAATAAAAAACGGGTTCCACCACTTGGTCAATTTTTAGCACAACTAAGAAAGAAAAAGAATGTGAGCTTGAAGGAAGTGGAAAAGGCAACTGGGATATCCAATGCTTACATTTCTCAATTGGAAAACGGAGCTCGGACCAGACTTCCAACTCCGGACAGACTGCGCAAAATAGCAGCCTATTATAAC